AAAAATCACGAACAAGAAGTGAAAGAAAGAACACCCCCACCTATTGATATAAAGGAAATTATTATTGGTGAGTTTCGTCACTTCAAGCAAAAGTAATAGAAGCAAAATAGTATTAAGTTCGATAAGGTTTTTTATGGTTCTTCTCCAAATAAGTGCCCTGCGTGGAACGTCCGGGCCAGACGAGGAGGTAGCCTCTCCACGCTGAGTTATGAAGCTCAGACCTGGAGGAGCTCCTGATTCTCCTTGGCGAAGTCGAGGAAGGACTTAGTGTCTGCTACCCCAATGTCCTTGATAAGAGCCTGACGGACGAAAGCAGTCTGGAACTCAATGTGATCGATGCGAGTGATGAACTTCATCAGGTCATCGAAGTTATCCTTGCAGGCGTGCATGGCCAGCATGGTAGTGACTGCATAGAGAGCATCCAGCTTCTTGGGGGTCTTGGCCTTTTCGGGCTTCTTGAGAATCTCTTCAGGATCAGGAAGCTCGTTGAAGATGCGAATCATGGCTTCGAGCTCTCCTGCAGGGCCTTCTCCGATACAGCCAGCCAGAAGCTGGAAACGAATGCTATCGGGAGCATCGATATGCTTGGAAGCCTGTGCAGTGCTCCTAGGAGTGCAGTTGATGTCCAGCTTGGGATCGAAGCTATCCAGCAGATTCGGACGATACTTGGCAAAGGCAACGACTGCCGGATGCAAGTTGGTCTTGGTGGCCCATTCAACCCAATCTTCAAGGCTGAATTCGAGCGGAAGCTCGTTCATGCGGTCCTTGATGTGCGTGGGCACCTTGTGAGCGTCAGCACGGTCCTTCTGACGGTTACCGGCTGCCACGAAGCGCCATCCTTCGGGGATGACATGCTTACCGATACGATGCTCCAGAAACGCTTCAGAGAAGCCGCCCATGGTGCTCGGAGATGCCTGAGGCAGCTCATCAACGAAGATGATGCCCTGACCGAAGAGAGGGATAAAATCCGGACGAGCGAACATGTATGCCCGCTTGTCTTCCGTGAAAGTGGGGAGGCCATACAGATCCATAGTAGTAATCATGTTGGCCCGGAAGTCGATAAAGCCGAAACCAGTTTCCATTTCTTCTTTGGAGTGCTCAGAGTTACCCCGGAAGAGATAGAACTCCTTGCCTGCTTCCTTGGCAAGTTCTTTAGTTGCCTGCAGTACCAGACTGGACTTACCAACGCCAGGGCTGGAAGTGAGAAACGGAATGATTCCGTGATTCACACAGTGCTTGATGGCAGAGATGGCGGATTTGGGGGTGATTGCAAGAGTGCTCATTTATTACCTCCTAGTTTGTTTAACGGTTTGAAACAATTTTCTACTTCTTCATGAAGAAGAACATGCCCATCTAAGAAAAAACAGAGCTCTCTTGGAGCAAGGTTGACTATAGACCCGATTGGATATTTAGTGTTAAGTTTCTTATTAATATGCCAACTTGGATCGAGTTCTTTAATTTTAATAGCTTTCATTCAAGTAACTTTAATTCCTCTGGATAAAAAGTCCAACGTCGGTTTCTATAAAAGAATTTATAGAAACGACCGTCTGAACTTATATTTAAATCGAGAACAGAACCTAATTTAAAAGTTCGTTTGTATTCTTCGTGCATAGCAGGGTCATCATCCTGTCTGAGAACTAGTTGTACTAGTATCGCTTTCAATGATTTTCAACTCCTCTGGCCTGAACATCCAAGTATTTCCGTCTTTATCAATAGTCCGATACATCCCTTCAACTAAGAAGACATCAAGGATTTGACCGATATGGAATCTTTCCAGGTATGAATTGAAATAGAGTTTGCCTATTTCAGCTTCATTCCATTTGATTAATATGGCTTTCATTGAGTACTTTGAAAAAGTGTTTCAGAGTGTGTTGGTCAATCAACTGACTAAATTTGTAATAGTATTGGTCGCGTATTTTTTCAAATTCTACTATTTGACCTGGTAAAAATTTATAGGATTCTTTTCTATAAAGACGATTTAAAGTAAATGGTTTAACACATATCACTTTCATTGATTACAAAACAACTTAATTCGTTATCAAGTATTGGAAACCCGTTTCTATCAGGCCCCTCCCACATAGTATTTTCTAAATGTGGGTAATCGTTTTTATTTGGGATAAGTACAGCGTAATTGGCACGAGCATATGGAAGGCCTTCTAATTTAATCAATTCAAAAATAGTAAACAAGGGAAAATAAATATTAAAATATTTATTCAGTTCTACCCCTTGTTCTGGTAAGTGTTTAATCAAGATCGCTTTCATCAGTTACAAAACAGTCCCTCTCATCTTCTTCGATAGGGAAAGCATTATAGGATTCCCCTTGCATATCAGTACCACCAGCTATACAAGTTTTAAACTTCTGTAAAATTTCTTCTGACTCAACAATCACACCGAAAGCGTATCCGTTTGCTACTTCTGTTTCGATTTCAAACTGAGAAAGTAAAGGAAAATACTTATTAAACGTGCGGTTTGCTGCACCTTTATTGGGTAAGTGCTTAATCAGAATTGCTTTCATCGATTATCCGAAAATATTTTGGGTCAAGTCTGCAGTTTCCTGCTAATACTTTAGCGCTTGGGTAGAAAATTGTAGATCCATCAGTTTCAAAAATAGAGCCTACAGGATATTTCTGATGAAAGTGTTCTATTTTTGATGGATGAATATAATTAAGAGGTTTAACCAGAATCGCTTTCATCGATTATTCGAAAAAATCTTGAGTCAAACGCACATAGCCCATTTAGTACAGAATCAGGTTCATAATAAACAAAACCATTGTCACTATTAAAAACAACACCTATAGGATATTTTTGATTAAAATGATCTTCATGCTTTTTGATAGGCCAGTTAACTGGTTTAATCAAAATCGCTTTCTTCATAGGGAAGTAACCTAAAACAATCCAATTCGTCGCCTTCAAGCGTTAGACCATCTACATTAGGATCTTCGGCGCTGATAGTAAGCTCATCTACTGTGACTTCGAAGATATAGCCTGGAAGGTAATTAGGTAGGTCAGGGTGTTGTTTTTTCAGGATCAACTTCAATTTCACGGAAGCATTCCTCTACTTCTTTTGGGTACAAATACCAGCCATCAAGTGTTTGACCATAATGGTTAACACATATTTCAACTATAGAACCTACAGGATACTTTTGATTGATTTCAACATTTACTGAATATTTAATAGGCAACGGTTTAACGAATATAGCTTTCATCTATAATTTTGAAGCATTCGAGTTCATGTCGATAAATAGGGTAATAAGGTTCACTAAGCTCGTTTGCTAATTCAGAATTATTAGTTATTCCTAAACCAAGAACAAAAGCTTGATAGTTATCTGCTAAATAGATGCAATCGAATATCGAACCTACAGAAAAAAGCTTATTAAATTCCTTATTTCTTCATCGTCATTAGGTAGGGGCTTAATTAGTATCGCTTTCATTTAAGCACTTTGAAACTTGTTTCAAGTTCTTCTTTAAATAAGGGAAAACAGCCAAATTCACCATAATCCTTAGCAAAAGCATCGGGGACCTTCAAACCAAATTCAAACATAACATCATCTTGTATTGAAATAACTTCGAATACAGTTCCTATAGAAAAAGTCTCGTTGAATTCTTTATTCGACGGTCCTACTGGTGGGGTTGGAAGAGGCTTAACAAATATCGCTTTCATTCAAGTATCTTGAAACAAGTTTTAAATTCGTTGTCGTATAAAGGAAATCCACCACACTCTCTATATTCTTCTTGGAAAACACCAGAAACTTTTAAGCCTATTTTAAAATCCTGATTGTCTTTAATAGCGATAGTTTCGAATACTGTTCCTAAAGAAAATAATTCATTAAACTCTTTATTCGAACCTACGTAAAATCCATTTTTGTTAGTAGGCAGTGGTTTAATAAAAACAACTCTCATTAGGGTTTCTCGTACCTCTTACTAATAACGTATTCGCCTTCGCAGGGGAATCCGGGTGCCCAGGGAGGCGGTGTCTTGAATGCTTCGTCCATGATTCTGGCTGCTTTTTCTTCCTCTCCTTCTGGGATAAGGAAAACTCCTTCGTCGTGTACCCTAAGAACGAGGGGGTAGTGTTCTGCAATTTGGTTAAGCTGCCAAAATACGAAATGCCTTGCGAATGCTTGGTTGAGTCTGCCTGTTAACAAACCCCCGAAGACTTTGGAGTCCTTACCGTACTTCCAACCATCACCAGTATATCGAAGGTTAGGAAATTCATGCGGCAGACCTGATACATGAGAAACGACACGGTTCTGTTGCGTTGAATAAGCGATCCTGTCTGTTCCTGGAATGTACCAGAACATCTGTTGCCCTTGGTACATGGCTGCGATGAACCGTTCCATGAGGTTCCAGAACTCTGGAACTTTAGAGTGTGCTTGGCGATAGGCCGCATGGATGAGCTGGGCTTCTGCATCCGAGAGTTGGATCGGAGGCCCCATAAGCCCTGCAGCGAAGATGTACTGCATCTTTCTCCAGGAAGTCTGGTACTGAAGACTCAGCATTGCAACCTTGCCAACAGCACGTTCCTTGTTTGTTATTTCTTCAATAGGCTTGTGATAAATGTGGTGAGCAGCAAAGTGTGTGTACAAGTCTTCACCAGCCCGTATCAGTGTGAGCTTGTCATGCTGGCCTGCAAGGTAAAACATGCTTCGAAGCTCGATATTCGAGCTATCTATGACTCCAAGCGAATAACCTGGAGGGGCCATGATGGCTTCACGAAGCTTGCTACCTCGCGGGAAATTTTGTTTGTTACTTGACTGTCCACCTGAATCCCTGAATGTAGCCTTGGCACCTGCATAGTTCAGGTAAACGCGACATTGCGGTGTATCGTCCTTGAGCATCCTCTCAGCTCTTGTCTTGAGGATGTTACTCTTTACATTGAGTCGTGCCTCGCACAAGATGCGAACAGTTGGGTCAGGGTGTTGCTGAAGAGCTTGAAACTCTAGATCCGCTTTGGCGAGCGCCGGTATCTTTTTAGCAGGATTCGATGGACTGGGTTTGTAGGGTACCTCTACGAATTCCTGAAGAGCCTCTTCAAACTGTTTGTTCGAAGAAAGTACCTTTTTTGTCTGGCTAGGAGTCAATCCAAGTATTTGGCTTGCCTGATTGAGCAAGCCAGCTCGCTCTTGCTCAGCTTGTTCGATGGCTTCTTCCAAAAGCTGAGTATCAAGCACTAGCCTAGGCTCCACATACATGCGTATGGTGTGGTGAAGCGTAGTATGCTCTTCTTCAGGTAGTGCTTGGCTGAAGAGCTGGTAAAGCTGATAAGTAAGCTCCACGTCTTGTTGGCAGTACTCCACAAGATGTTCCTGCTCGTTTGGTGTCAGGTCGTCCCAGTGTTTACCTTTGACAGAGTCGAGCACACCTGAAAGTTTGGCATCTTGAAGGAACTGACGAGCCAGTGAATTAAGGCTGAAAGACTCCAGGGCGTTGTTGAATAGCGCCCTGGCTGCCGACAAGGTACAGAAATACCTGAACTTCCCGTGAGGTAGTAGCCCTAGCTCGTCAAGAACGACAGTATCGAACTGGAGGTTGTGCCCACAAAGGATCGTACCTTCTGGCAAATCTTCAAGGATCTGCTTGATCTGATTAGGCTTCACCCAGCGGGTAGGTTGGTTATCCAGCTTGATACACACGCCGAACAATTCGAAGTTCGGATGTCTCACGTACTCGATGTACGTGAGTTTCTTAAGAGTGCATTGCGTGTCGTAGTATGTTTCTATATCAAGAGTAAGTACTGACATATCTGTAGGTGCGTGGGTATGGAGTACTTACAGTTTAGCTCATGCGATACCCTTTGACAACAGGCAACGCCTCTCGGTATTTGGGCTTGGAGAACAAAATTTGTTGCTCTGCAAGGAACTTGCGACCAAACGAGGTAAGCAGGGCTTCACCTTTTTGAGTGAAATCGATAAGGTCTCGGACGTAAAGCGCGGTGAGTGTCCCGAGATGAATGTCGAGGGTTGAGACTCGCTTGTTTTGGTCGATGGTATCGAGTACCTCCCATTGTTTTTCCGAAAGCATGGTGTTTGTACCTCTTTGCTAGTTGTGCGTAATACCTGGCTTTCTGGAACTCCGTGTAGAGCTCAAAAGCAAGGCGTATGAACGGAATCAATCGCATGGGAGCAGCTCACTAGTCGTTTCTTCCTGTGGAAGGAAGGACATCAAGTGGGGACGAACCAGTTTCGAAGGCTTAAGCTGGTCAAGTACCTCTTGAGTGTCGGCTGGAGTGAGCTGGTCTGCCAGTTCAAAAAGTTCTTGTTCTAACAGAACTCGATTTTCCGGTTCCTCCCAGAGGCGCTGCCACGTTTTTGCAAAAGCTCTGGAAAGCATGAGTAGATCTCCTTAGATTGAACAGGTTGAAAGTTCCTGGCGAAGGCTAGCAAGTTCCTCACTTTCTTTTGCCCATTGAAGCCACTCAGAAAAAGAAGCTTCAAGTTTCTTGGTAACAGACGCAGTTACAATAGAAGTATATTCTTCTCTAGAAATGTCATTATCACATTCAAAACATACTTTTGTCCCTCCAAGGTAAAATTTAATAATATAAGTTTTACCTTTTACTTCGATACTACCAGCCATACTTGAGGAGTATGAAGAATTATTAAAACGAGGATCAGTCACTCCCTTGATTTTTGCAGTGTCAGACTGCAATTTTTCTCGTTTCTTTTTGAATTCTTTCTCCATAGAAAGGAGCTTTTTGATTTTCTGTCCGTGCTTGGACATCCAGGCATCAAACAGCTCTTGTGCGTAGTCAAGCTCGGCTTTCACTGGAGACTCACGAGAAAAAACAATGCCCAGTACAGGGGCAAGAGTCTTACCACACTCGCTTTTTCAACGTGATAGTCTTACAGATCTGCTGCATCGAGAATGGACTGGCAGTTTTTACGGAAAATGATGGGCATAGTTAGATCTCCTTAGTGGTGTCTGTACCTTCTTTAATTTGTTCTAAAAACCACTTTAGTTTTTCTCTTTGAAAAGAAGGCAAGATTTCAATCGCCCTCTTTTTAGTTATTTGCTTAAAAAGTTTGTAATCAAAATTTGATGCGTATCGATTAAGATTTTTCCCGTGTTTAAGAAGATAAGCTGCTTTGTAATGTTTTAACTTGTCTCCTCGGAGAGACCCAAAAAGAGAGTAACCAGTATGAGTCGGAATATCGAAGAGGTTAATTATCTTAGTTACTACTGAGCTATAAGAATGAGGGTTGTACCCTTCTTCAAGAACTTTAATAAGCCTGTTCCTGGTTACTGTTGATAGTTCAGAAGGGTGTAGGGTAATTGTATGTGTAACACCTTTCATTCGAGTTTCCTTAACCATTTTTTATTGAAGCAAAAGCCCTCTGAGTTACGCGTCTGGACAAAACGTGGTGTAACAACTACAACAGTGTCAACCACTCCATGGAAATGATCCATTTCTTCAAGCCAATAAGGCCGCTCTCTTATATCTTCCGGTTTGATAATTATTACCTTGTCCCCTGGTTTCAATCGAGTTCTTTCAGACATTCATTAGCCTCTTCGTCAGTCCAGTAACAAAGATTACCGTTGTTTTTGTGAACAACGCATTTATTTTCTGCGTCAAGAACTACAATAGAACCCACAGGATGAAGCCTATTTATTCTTTTGTTTGCACTAGCAAACCAATCTAATGGAAGATCTTTAATAACTATGTAAGTTCTTTCAGACATTCATTAACTTCCTTTGGTGTCCAGACGCAGACGCCTACACAAGAAGAGCATACAAGAGACCCATTACTTCTTAGGTTTCCCGTTATGACAGAGCCAACAGGATGGTTTTTGTTGATGAGCAGATTGAAATTCGAATGTTCTTCACTCAGGGCCTTGACTACAATGTAAGTTTTCGTAGGCATTCTTTAACATGATCCTCTTCTAAACGCCCAAAATACTTTTTCTTATCTTTGGACCAGACGGCAATCTACTGGCTAGCCGTATCTTTGCCTTCAAGTGGCTGGCTATTTCCTACGGCTAGACCTGCTGCTCATCTACAACCTGCTTACCAGCAGCCAGCTTCATGCCATAAGCGTATTACGACTTGACTACTTTCAAACCTGCCTGTGTGTCCCCACCAGGCTTGTAGTAAGCCAGTGGCTGGTTGTTGTCGTCGTGCGCAGCCTGCTCGTAGAAGGTCACGTCCAGGGAGCCGCGCACCATGTCATACCGCAGTGCCATCCCGGTGGGACTCTCGCTGGGGTTCTTGAGCCTGATACCAACGAGCCGCTGACCGAACTTGTGCCGGTGCTGCCTGATACCGTCTATCTCGAGCAGACGGCGCTTGAGGGAGCGTGACGACGGTGTGGACGAGAAACCTTCCACCTCCTGCACGTAAGCCTGCATCGCCTTGGTCAGGTTCATCGAGTAGGTGTACGCCATAGGGTCGAGTACACACTCGTTCTCGATGAACGACTTGAACAGGTCCTGTCCATCGAGCATGTCGATGGTGGCCTGGTGCGCACGAGCAGAGATGTAGTCGTCCAGAGTGTGGGACGACTCCTGGTACTGCTTGAGGTACTGCAGAAGCTTGTTCATGATGTAAGGCCGCTCGTTGAGAACCAGCTCGTCGATGTGCGGAATGCGCTCGCTGGAGGGCAGGGAGTGGTTCACAGGTATCTTGATGAACCTGCGGCGTATGGCCAGCGACGACGACTCGTAGAACGGAGGGTCGATGTTACCCACCATGAACGGCAGGAAGCCTGCTTTGAACTCGAACTGCTCACGGGAGTACAGAAGACGAGCAGTGATGGTGTCGTTACCAGTAAGCTTCTTGATCTGCTCGATGTCCAGCACCTGAGCAGCGCCGACCTCCGGGATCGACACGAACCGGGCTGACATGGCCCTGAAGAGGTGCGAGCCCCTGGACCCTTCGGAGGTGTTCCGAGTGAAGGTCTCTGCAGGCAACGTAGCTCCTGCCGAACCCGAGAAGAGTGAGAGACAGGCGTTGATAAACGCACTCTTCCCTGCTGCCGCTGCTCCGATCAGGAGGATGAACTTCGACTCGGGGTTAGTGCCCAGCAGGGCATAGCCGAGGAGAGTGTGGATGAAGTCGAAGGTCTCCTTGTCACCTCCCGAGAGGTGCATGACGATCTTGTCCCAGTACGGAGTAGCCTGGAGAGTGGCGGAGTATTCGTACTCGAAGTAAGTAGTAGGGTAGGTACCTTCGGGAGCTTCGTCAGTGAAGGTATGATCCTGAAGGTCATAAACCCCGTTCGTGAAGCCGATGTATCTGCGGTATTCAGGGTTGTCGAAATCTACGTAGGGCTGGGAGAACACGTCCGCCAGCGCCTTCATCATGGGAGAGGAGTCGTTACCGTAACATGCGCGTAAGCGCGCTACATGCTTGGCTTCAGCACCAGCCTTGAGCTCTTCTTGCTCGATGTAAGAGAAGACAGGGATAAGCTGCTGGAACAGCAGGTTCTCATGGATGTGTTTCCATACACGATCCTTGTACCACCAGCCGGTAGAAGGAATGTGAATAAGCTGCGGTTGTAGGGTCTGGATTCGCAGAGAGAATCCAAGCCTGTCTGCTGGAAGTTCGAGAGCTGTTTGGGGGTTATAGGATTGAAGGAGCTGCTGGGTAAAAAGTGTTTTCTGGGTAGCAGTTTGAGCGGCTGGAGAGGGAACAGGAGCAGGTTGGCTCAACTTGTTCTGAATGTATGTATAAGCCCGTTGAGCCATGGACAGGAGCTCTTCATCTTCTTTCTGGCCACGGTACGGAGGCTTGGTGTTGTTTGCCGCAGTAAGAAGGTTGTTGTGAATCAGGGAGACAGCAGTGGTTTCAGGCTCAGCACGGAAAGCATAGGCCAGTTTGCTGGCCAGCTTGAATAGAAGATCGTTCCTTTCTCCCTCAGTAAGTTCGCCCTGAAGAGCTTTGTAGAGTACATCAGTGGCGGAGAGGTCGTCCTGAGAGTTCGACGAGCTCCGGAACCATTCAAAGAACTCAGGGGGAGGAACGAGCGGGGTAAGGTCGTTGAGCCAGGTGTAGCCAGGTGTTGGAGGGATGTTGACGTATCCTCCAGTACCACGAAAGTCCAGGCCAGAAGGTCCATCGATATCGGGTACAGGCATGTTAGCCCGGTTGTTGAGGGTGCCTTGTTCTGCGGGTACCTGGATGTACAGGTGCATGCCTCCTGATTTGGTGGCACAAGCCAGCGTGGTCTCAGGGGAGAGGTTCCACGTGGAACTAAGCCAGTCAAGCACCTGCTGGTAAGGAGTGCCGCGCTTGTTGTCCACATCCAGGACACAGATGTTTCCGGATGGCATCCCGGTAAGAAGGCCCTGATGTTCAGGGATCAGAGGGGCTTCAATGCCTGTTACGGGGTCCTTTACCTTGGGCCAGTCGTCGTCACTGCGTACCCATACCGACTCGTCGGTGCTCCATTTCATCGGCCTCGGGTTCGTTGGAATGCGAGCTGAGATGGAGAGTAACGACGTCGGTAAATTCATTCTTGAACTCCTTTTTTATTAGGTATGCGATTTCTCCACGAAGAGAACGATCGTGCAGGTCTGCAAGTTTGACAAGCATGGAGTGTAGCTCGTCTGGCAAGCGTAAGCCTAACCCTTTCATTGGTGGTCTCCAAATGGTGCTAAGGAGACACTAGGCTAGCACTTGCCTGTAGGGCTGTCAAGGTGTAGCTGGAAATGAATAGAAAAGACTGTAAGTTATTGATTTTATTGTTTTGATGTAGAGATGTATTTTTCTGATGAAAAGAGGTTGAAATATTCTACCTTAGAAACAGTAGGGATATTAACTTGCTGCCGGTTTAGCATATAGAATGTAGGAATTTTCGTCATCAAATGAAGTTTTTTGGTGCTCAGTAAGGGGGGTAAGCGCTTGAAAAATAAGGAAGGGTGTAGAAATGTATTTTTATATTTATCATTGGTATTTAAAATACGTGTATATATAGGTAAAAAGAAAAAAATCAGAAAGTTTTTGAAAAGGGGGTTTTTCCTACATCATGATGCATCTTTTGGAAAAACCTACATCGCTCATTTTTGATGAAGAGTTCGAACGATGTAGGTTTAGTCCTTCCAGATAGACAGCTGAATGAGTGCCTGTTCGAATGAAACAGGCTCGTTTTTTGTGTGGAAAAGTTTGAACCACCACGCTCCGTCTGAGCAAATTCTGGCGACAGTTGGGTATTGGAATGCCCAAGGATCTCTAGTATCCATTTTCGGAAAGTACTGAAGAAGTTTTTGTAGTTGTTCCGGTGTTTTGATTGAGACTGTCAAGGAATCGCTTTTCATAGGGTTTGAGTATCAAGATTGCTTGTTCTACTGAAATTGGTTCCAGTTCTTTTTGTTCTAGTGGGATACCTTCCGTATCCATTATTGAGCTGAACCAGCACACCAGGTCTTTACGAACTAGCAGTGTTGTTGGGAAGTCAAGCTCGTCTGTATTGAAGCTGTTAGGTCTATTCGGATGCCGCAGGGTTATCAAGGCTTGACGAAGAAGTTCGAATTCTTCCGCATTACTGATTGAGATGGCCACAAAGAAGTCATCGTGGTGCATCGTTGCTATGCCCATACGCTTTTTCAGTGGGTATGGAACTTGAATCTCGTAGTTGTACATTTTTGTACCTTTCGTATCCATTGTTGATTTGTGCTGATTATTTAGCTCCAGATAAGTTCGTAAAGTTCTTTGGAAGCGTCTTTTGGTTTGGGTGTTATTGCTATTTGTTTATACGAACACCTTTCAAAATACGAGACGCTCCAATAAGACCATTCACCGTTTTCTATGTATTTAGGTTGGTGACTGTATACGTAAACAGTTTCGGTGGGGTTGATGACAAGCCATTTCGCTCATTCAGGAATTTCAACATCGATTTTGAGAGTAGCCATAGGTGCTTACCTCCCTTGGCATCCCGGTTGATTTGGTTCGTAAGAATCAAACAAACCTCTCTGTGAAAGTCGCTGTCAGACCTTGTACAGAGAGGTTTGTTTGATTTTCACTGAGTTGTTTTTCTTGTCCACCACCAGTTCATGAGCCTGAGCCCTGCAGAGATAGTTATCCCTGCGTAGGTAGTGACTGTTACTACCATGTTCGACCTGACCATGATAATCAGGTACACCAGCAGACAGAGCAGGGCCAGATCGATCCAGGCTCGGTAGGGCAGGGCTTGCGCCCTGAAGGGCCATATGACCCACAGGAAGCCTAAACCCATGCTAATCCCTGTGATCATCTCGTTCATTGAAGCCTCCGAAGTAAGCCAGTCCGAGAATACCAAGGCTGATAAGCCCCAAGATGAAGATTGCCCCTTTGAATAGGGGCACGACGAGGGGGGCTGCCAGAGCCCCTACTAGCCCTGCTATCAGTACTTCTTTACTCATCAGGAGCTACCTTTTTGCTGAGGCAGGAAAGTACCTTAGAGAGCTCTTTGCGAGCTTTCTTGATGGGCTGCGGACGCTTGTATTGGTCCACTGTTGTTTTCTTAGGCCTTTCGATGATTACCTTGATCATTGGATCACCTCCATATTTCCGTTGATAACGCGATAGACTGGGGTACCGGCGCTGTCGTAGCAGACTCGATTCGCTGATTCGTGTGGTTGATACAGACGGCAGGTGACTTCTTGTCCCCGCCACGTTTCTTGAACGTACTCGCTAGGCACGAACAGTAGGGCTGAAAGTCCTACTAACAGTGCTAGCATCTCAAAAATTACACGCATGGTTACCTCCCCGATTGATAGTTACCAAGCCTTGTTAAAAAGAAGAAATAAGGGGGCCGAAGCCCCCTTGAAGGTCAGTGACATGCAGGGCGGACACCTGCGTCTTGTTCGGCGCGAGTTTGAAGGTCATCGACTTCTGAGCCCTCTTGTTGCAGTTCCTCGCGTTTCTTCTCGAGGTGCGTGATCTCGGGCTCCAGAAGTTCAGCCAGTGCCTTGAGTTCCAAGTGATTGGCTTGGATCTCATGTGAGAGGTCTTGGCTCCAATCATCTACGATGCTCCTGGCCACCGTATTTTTGGTAGCTTTTGCAGCGCGGATAATGGCGTTGGCGATAGCCAGTTCTTCGCTGATCTCGAGATCGAAGATGGAGCTTTTGCGCTTGGCTACAGCTTGGGCGATGAACTCATCACCCATCATGAACGCCGTGCGCAGGCGCTCTTTTGCGCGTTCCACCCTCTTGGCCATGGCGGCTTTGAAGAGAGTGACGAGTTCATCGCCCTCGAAGCCGAGCTTCTTGAGCTCCTCGGCCTTTTGTTTGAAGCCGAGGGGGACGCCAGACTTGAGCAGCTCCTGTTGCTCTTCTTCACTGAAGCCCAGTTCCTTCATGAGATCTGGGTCAGGCTCTTCGGTGCGAGGCATGAAGCCCCGCTGTCTGCCATCGACGAAGTCCTCGACGATGGGTTCCAGAGCCATCACTTCAAGCTGCCCTGCAGCGTAATGGACTGCGTCTAACGTGTGTTCCAGCTCCTGCTCTGCTTTTTGGAGCAGTTCTGCTTGGTGCTGGCGTTGCTTCTCGGTAGTGCCTTCTACGCGAATGGAATGTGTCCGCTCCATCGCGTTCCACGCCCTGAAGAGCAGGGCATTCAGAGCTACCCTGCGGGCGTTCATGGGGTTGTTGCTCATGGGAGAGCTGCCTTCGTTGATCATGGTAAGTACTTTGCTCATGGTTCAGTCCTCTTGGTTTTGGTGAATTTCTTCCTCTTCGATCAGCTGTTCGAGAGGATCTTTGCAATTGGCGGGCACTTGCACCCACCAGCCTTCGTCCTTCGAGACGAAGCAGTCTTGATCGACGAGCAGTAACAGCTCGCCGGGTTGTTGCTTCATAGCCATGGTTACCTCCATCTAGTTGCTCTAGAAGCACTAACAACTACTAGCCAGCTTCGCTGGCCTGACAGCGAGCGAAGCGAGCTGGCATCCCGGAGTAACGTAGGGAGGCAGAGAAAAACAAAGTAAATAAGGGGCCGAAGCCCCTTATTAGTCAGATAGGTCTAATCTCTCTGCTACGTTCGACTCTTGCCCACTCTTCACTAAGAATGTACTGTTCTTGCGGATCGAGTTCAGGCAGAGGCTGCCATTCGTTGCACCATTCATTGGCATTGACAGGCAGCATTTGATCTGCCTGTGGGCAGAAGCCGGGGTTAAGACCCGCAATCTTGCAGTTTTTGCAATTAAATTGACTCATCTTTTGTCTCCTATCTAGTTGAACAAGCACCAACCACTACAGGCCAGCGCAGCTGGCGTCCCGGAGTCACCCGTATGGGTCCCCCTTCAAGTTTTCGAAATCCGAAATCCGAACCGGGGTGTATCAAATAGAAGAGGGGGAGGGGTACTTTCACCACCTTACTTATCACATTTTTACTAGGAGCACTCCGTACCTATGTATTTAAATACATTTTTACTAGGAGCACTCCGTACCTATGTATTTAAATACATTTTTACTAGGAACACTTCGTACCTATGTATTTAAATATATTTTTACTAGGAACACTCCGTACCTATGTATTTAAATATATTTTACTAGGAGCACTCCGTACCTATGTATTTAAATATATTTTACTAGGAGCACTCCGTACCTATGTATTTAAATATATTTTTACTAGGAACACTCCGTACCTATGTATTTAAATATATTTTTACTAGGAACACTCCGTACCTATATATTTAAATATATTTTTACTAGGAACACTCCGTACCTATATATTTAAATATATTTTTACTAGGAACACTCCGTACCTATGTACTCCATAGGTACTTACTCTTAACCTCTTATACCTTATACTTGTACTAAATCAGTACTCCCACTAAACTACGCAGTATGCTAAGCCTTGCAGAACAACAGTTTGCAAAGAACCTGGCTCTAGGCATGCCGCAAACTGCGGCTGCCCGTGCTGCATCTGTCCCTGCTTCTAATGTAAAGGACTTGATGGCGAACCCTGAAATACACCAGGCAGTAGCCCAGCATAGACAGGAAATCGAAAATCGTGTGCTTGTTAGTAGGAATGACGTATTACAAGGCCTTTTGAGCGCCGTAGAAGATGCGAAATTACAAGGTGAAGTAATGCCTCAAGTTGCTGCCTGGCGCGAAATCGGGAAGATAATCGGAGCTTACGCCCCTGAAGAGAAGAAAATTACTTATTCTGGTGATGTAACAGTCATCCAAAGAAAAATCCGTGAGCTGGCCGATGAAAAGCTTCAGGAATATGCTTTGATTGAAGGAGAAGTTGTTAGTGAAGAACTTCCCGAAGAACCTACTGAACTTAAGGAGCAAGCAGGTTGAATTCTTCACTAGCTGCAATAGCTAGAGACGAACTTATTCAGCGCGAATTAGCGCGGAAGTCCCTGATAGCTTTCGCAGAACGCTTCGTACCCGGATACTCTGCTGGGTGGGCGCATAAGTTCCTGGCTTCCAAGCTTGAACAGGTATATGAGGACGCTAGAGCCGGAAAAGAGCCTCGTATCATCCTCTGCTACTCTCCCCGTTTTGGTAAGTCCAAAATGGCGTCTCAGCTCTTCCCAGCCTGGGTTTTAGGGCACTGGCCCGAAGCTGAGTTCATGATAGCTTCTTACTCGTCAGCACTAACCCTGGACTTTTCCAGAAACGTACGGGACATCCTAATGTCCCAGGACTATCAGGTTCTCTTCCCTGAAACGCGCATTGACCCAAACGCAAAATCCCTTGAGAACTGGTTCACGACGAAGAACGGTCGTTATTACCCAACCAGCTGGGGCGGCTCGCTTACTGGTAAAGGTGCGCATTTCCTGATCTGTGACGACCTCGTAAAAGACTCCGAGGTGGCCGACAGTGAGTCGCAACTGGATAAGATCTATGAGTGGTATACCTCGACGGCGTTGACTCGTCTTGCTCCCAAGAACAACGCTATCATCCACATCATGACCCGTTGGTCGATGCGTGATCCGGTAGGACGCCTGTTGGAGCATCAAATTGAACAAGAGAAACGCCTCAAGGACGAATACGACCACGCAACAAACCCGGAATTCAAGGAGTTTCTGAAGAAAGAACTCGACGCGCTTGAGCACTGGGAGCTTCTTTCTTTCCCTGCTCTTGCAGAGGCTGATGAGTACGTTACTCCTGATTTACGCCTCACCTATACTCCTGTACCAGGCTCTATAAAGGTACGTTCCAAAGGACAGGCTCTACACCCAGAAAGGTTCGATGAGGCTACTTTGGCGCGTATCAAAGCGTCTCTACCCCCGCGACAGTGGAACGCTCTGTATCAGCAGAATCCAGTGCCTGAGGAAGGCAGTTTCTTCAAGAAGTCTGATTTGCGCCATCAACAAGTTGTACGGCACCCGGAGTTTCCGGTAATTCAGACCTGGGATTTCGCTATTGGTACAAAACAGCAGAACGACTGGACAGTAGGTATTACCGGATTTCTTGATTACAACGGCATCCTGCATGTAATCGACCTTGTACGAATCAAGGCAGGCACCTATGAGATTGTCCAGGCCATGGCTGACCAGATACAGAAACACAGTCCCTCACTGGTTGGTATGGAGAAAGGTCATATCTCTCAAGCCATTTTCCCCGTTCTTGAGAAGGAACTCGTCAGGCGCAGGCTGTACCCTTCTATAAACGCTGAGATAACACCGCTTACCGACAAGGTTCTTCGTGCTCGCCCCCTACAAGGTATGATGCAGCGCGGCATGATCAGCATCGATCCTTCCCAATCATGGTATGAAACATTGAAAACCGAGCTGCTTCAGTTTCCTCACGGTATGCATGATGACATAGTAGACGCCCTGGCTTGGTTGGCTAAACTTGCTATGGATACTCCGGTTCCAAGGAAACCTAAACAATATAAACGTAAATCGTGGCGGGACAAGTTAAGATCACATATGGTAGCATCCACCAAAGGTGCTGGGCATTTGAGTGCCTAGATGCTTACTTGTAAGCAAGTAAGTTTGAAAGAACTAAGAGGTTGGTAACATGGGCTCGATCGATGAAGCGAAACTTATAAACGAGTTACATAACAGGTATCTGTATGTAAGAGACTCAGGGCACCTTGAGTATCAGAAAAAAGCGCGCAAGTGTGAAGAATTCTTCGCTGGCCAACAATGGGACGAAGCTACCAAGCGCCGTCTGGAGCAGCAACGACGCCCCGCGCTGACGCTCAACAAGACACTTTCTTCCATGATGGTGTTGTTCTCTGAGCAGCTTCGGAACCGCGCTTCCATCAACTTCGTTCCTGCCACCTCTGACGCCTCCCCAGAAATCGCTACCATCCTCAACAAGCTTTGGTTGTATACCGCTAATTCGAACAGGCTCCGGTGGGTAGAATCCCAGGTATTCGATGACGGGGTCATTACTGGGCGTGGCTTCTTCGATATTCGCATGGACTTCTCCAAGAACGTGTTTGGGGGGATCAAGATCAGCCACGTCAACCCTATGAACGTGATGATCGACCCTGACGCTGAGGAGTATGATCCTGACCACTGGTCGGACGTGTTCTACTCGAAGTGGCTCAGTATCGAGGACATCAAGCGTATTTATGGTAAGGAGAAAGGGGAAGAGGTTCGACAGGCTTCGTATAACCAGCTCCCGTTGGGCTATGACTTCTATGACGAGCGCCCTGATACGTTTGGTGGGTACGAGTTGGCTCGTCAGGCCGCATATTCCTATGTTGCTTCGATGAACGACTACCGGCGTCGTGTCCGTGTTATCGAGCGTCAGTGGAAACAGGTCGAGATGCAGCCGCACTTCATCGATCTCGAGACCGGGGACATGAGCATGATCCCCGAGGGCATGCCTAAGGAAAAGATCCACGCTATTTGTTGTGAATTCAACGTGGCGGTTATTGACCGTCCAGTAGATGTGTACTACTGGACTGTGTCTGCTGCAGGTGTACTGCTCCATCACGACGAGATGCCCTACAAGCACTTTACCATCGTGCCCTTCTTCCCGGTATTCAGGCGCGGTAAAACTATCGGGATGGTAGAGAACCTCATCGATCCGCAGGAGCTGTATAACAAGGCTCGTTCGCAGGAACTGCACGTTATCAACACGAGCGCTAATAGTGGCTGGAAGGGTAAGATCAGCGCTATCAAGAACATGACGGTCGAGGAGCTCGAAGAGCGCGGAGCAGAGACCGGACTCGTTATTGATATCGATAACCCTGGTGATATTGAAAAGATTACACCTAACCAGATACCTTCTGGATTGGACAGGATCAGTTATGTTGCTGGGGAAGACCTCAAGGAAATCTCTATGGCCAGCGACAGCATGCGCGGGTTCGATAGGGAAGATGTAGCTGCCAAGGCTATCCAGGCGAAGCAGAAGGTTGGAGGTAAGAACTTCGCCAAGATCATGGACAACCTGGCGCATACCAGGACTCTTCTGGCCTCTCGTGCATTGGACCTCATGCAGACCTTCTATACCACCGAAAGGCAGTTCCAGATTACAGGGGAAGGGCTCAAGGCCGAGACGGAGACGCTTGTCATCAACTCTCCGCAAGAAGCACAGGAAGAGTCCACCGAACAGGAAACCCCGTCGGTTGTTAATGACATTACTCTGGGTAAGTACGACGTAGTCGTCTCCACGGTTCCTGACCGTGAGACGGTGCAGCAGACGAACCTGGAGCAGGCTATTCAGCTTCGTGAGCTTGGCGTGCCTATTCCGGACAAGGTTCTTATCGAGAACAGCACCCTCGAAAACAAAGAAGAGCTGCTGGAGACTGAGCCTGATCCACTTACCCAACAGAAGGTCAGTATCGAGCTTGAACAGGCTCAAGCGGAAGTTGAGAAGGTTCGGGCTGAAGTTGCGAAACTCAAAGCCGATGCAGCTCTGTCTCTGGTTCGCGCAGGTCGAGATGTTACTGATGCACAGGTAAAAGAGCATGAAGCAATTCAACCCCAACAGGCCCCTCAACCCGCTACTGCGGTTGACCCTGCAAAGCTTCGAGAGCTTGCCCTCAAGGAGCGTGAACTCGCTCTCAAGGAGCAGGAGCTCAAAGCGAAACAGGCACTGCAGGCCCAAGAGCTTGAACTCAAACGAGTATCGGAAAAAGCCAAGGCTCTTGTTGAGTTGAAAAAGTTGCAGAAAGCAGGTTAATATACCCGCGTACGTACCCACTTATTAAGGAGCAAGTATGTCCGAAGAAATTGAAAACCTGGATCGTGGTGACGAGCTTCTCGAGGAAGAAGAAACTGTCGAGGAGGAAGTAGAGGAAACCGAAGATAATGAGGCAGAAGAAGCGACAGAAGAGGAAGCAGAGGAAGAAGCGGGAGAAAAGGAAGACTCTGACGAAGAGGTTGACGAAGAGCCTCGTATCCCTAAAAAGCGCCTTGATCAGGTTATTCAACAGCGCCGCGCTCTCGAAGAGCGTATCAAGCGCATGGAGCAGGAGCGCGAGGAGCTTCTGAAACAGGCTAAGGAACGCGCTCCGGAAAACGAGTCCAACAGTGACGAGCCCTCTGCGGAGGAGCTTCTCGTAGAGCTTGACGAGAAGATCAACGATGCGCTTCTCGACGGCGACAAGGAGCTTGCCAAGCAGCTGCGGCAACAGCAGCGTGAGCTTGAGAGGCATATTTATCAGCAGGAACTTGAGCGCACTACCCAGACCGCTGCTGCCCAGGCCCGCGAACAAGTTCGTTTGGACGCCACTATCGACTTCCTGGAGTCTACTTACCCTCAGCTCAACCCCGAGTCTGAAGAGTTCAACCAGGATCTTGTAAACGAGCTGGAGTCTCTGCGTTCTGTACTTGAACGCTCTGGCGAATACTCCCCCAGTCAGGCTGTATTGGCAGCAGCGAAGTATGTACTGCGGCCTGATATGCCTGAAACTCCTCCCGCCTCCAAGCCTGCCCCGACTAAGTCGAAGGCAGTCAAGAAAGCTGTGGAAGCAGCCAAGAAGCAGCCGCCTAACCTTAAAGATGTTGGTGAAGATGCTGACAAAGCAGGTATGGTCGAAGAGATCGACCCGCTTAAACTTACCGAGAAGGATCTTGAGACGCTGCCTGCAGCCACGCTGGCGAAACTCAGAGGTGATATCCTGTGAGCAGGAGTAAATATGACCCAGGCCGTATCTTGATGACCTTGTTTGATGAGAAGGGCGCCAGAATCGGCACTGGAGTTATGGAAAGTGACAACTTTATAAAAGCTGTAGAAGCTGGAGAGAGACTAGTACAACAAAAAGAGTGTTCCAGTTTTGTTCTCCATCGAGTTGTGTACAACTCATTACAGAAACCAGGAAATTTTAGTTGACAAGCTTTATTTGCTTGCTAAACTAAGCACAAACCTCTACATACCTGAGCCAGTATGTAGTTGTATACAAGGCTCCCGGTTATCGGAGGACAGCCCCTCCTTAAAAAATGACGGCGTACCGGCACACTTAGGACTTTGGTTCTTGGTGGGCTGTTACGCTTTGGAAAAAGCCCACCTACGACAAGCAGGTGGGCTTTTTCTTTGTGAGGAGCCCTGAAGGTATTAACGATACATGAGGATAAGTTAATGGCACTGACTAATTTTGCAGCGCTTACCGAAGAACAGAAGACCGTATGGTCCATGGACTTCTGGAAGAAGGCGCGAAACAACTCTTTCATTATGAAGTTCACTGGTTCCAGCCAAGATAGCCTGTGCCAGCGTATTACCGAGCTTCGCAAAACTGAAAAGGGCGCTCGGGCAGTCATCACTCTGGTAAATGACCTGGAAGGTGATGGTCGCGCAGGGGATCGTCAGCTGGAAGGTTTCGAGGAGGCTCTGACCTCCGAGGATCTGGTGATCCAGATCGACCAGCTGCGGCACGCCAACCGCAACAAAGGTCGTATGTCCGACCAGCGCTCTGTGGTCAACTTCCGCGAGCAGTCTCGGAACAAACTGGCTTACTGGATCAGTGATCGTATTGACCAGCTGGCTTTCTTGACCCTGGCCGGTATCAGTTACGACCAGTACACCAACGGTGCTCCCCGTGTCGGTTCTGACCTCCCCCTGCTGGAGTTCGCCGCTGATGTGACTGCTCCTTCTGCAAACCGTACCTTCACCATGACCAGCGGTAGCTGGGTGGCTGCAGGTACCACTGGTAACGTCACCCCCACCGACACCCTGACCTGGAAGTCCATCGTTGAGATGAAGGCTTACGCCCAGGAGAACTACATTCGTCCGATTCGTACTCAGGACGGTGTGGACTTCTACCACCTCTTCGTGACTCCGAAGGGTCTGGCTGGTCTGCGCATGGATAACGACTTCATCCAGATCTGCCGTGACGCTGGTGTCCGTGGCCAAGCTAACCCGCTGTTCAAGGGTACTGATACCGTGATGGTAGACGGTATCGCTATCAGTGCCTATCGCCACGTGCCCAACACCACCGGACTGGCCTCTGGCGCCAAGTGGGGCGGTGCTGGTGACGTAGAAGGCCAGACGGCTATCCTCTGCGGTGCCCAAGCTCTGGCAATGGCCGACATCGGCAACGCTACCTGGGATGAGGAGATGTTCGACTACAACAACCAGGTCGGTATCTCCATCGCCAAGATCTTCGGTCTCCTGAAGCCTCAGTTTGAGGGTAAGGATATGTCCGGTCGACTGACTGGTCAGAAAGAAGATTTCGGCGTCATCACCCTGAAGACTGCTGTTGCTCAGTAAGTTTGAACTAAGCCCCTCGGTTACCCGAGGGGCGTAACTGAAGAGGAAACAAACATGGCACTTATTCGTGACTCCATCGGCAAATACAGCCAGGGCGCACAACGCAAGATGTGCGTTGTTGGTAAGGCTACCGCCGCTGATATCGGCACCAACAGCCTCCAAATTGGTGAGATCCCTGCTGGTGCTATCGTGACTGATGCTCACATCGTCATCACCGAGGCCTTCGACGGCACTACTCCGGCACTTACCACTGAGGTAGTGGACGTTGACGGTACCTCCCTGTACGGGCTCCAGAGCGCTGTAGCAGCTACTGCTACGGGTCGTACTTCTGGCGCAGTTACTGCTGATCCCGCTACTGTGGTCGGTATCGTGGCTATTAGTAACTCTGCTGCTGATAGCACGGCAGGCGAGGTTCAGGTGATCGTTGAGTACTTCGTACCTGGCGGTCGCGCAGACGAGAACGCAGGCTGAGTGAAGGGGGCTTCGGCCCCCTTTCTCTCTGGAGAACTCTGATGGCTAAGCTTACAAGTAAGCAGCGTAAAGGCTTGCGCAGAAGTTCGTTCGCGTTCCCGTCACAACGAAAATACCCAGTACCTGATAAGTCACATGCCGCGAATGCGAAAGCACGCGCTAGGCAGATGCTGAACAAAGGTAAACTCTCCCAGAGCGCCTATCAGCGTATCGTGGCTAAAGCTAATAAGGTCCTTGGTAAAAAATGACACTCAGGGAACAGCAAAGTAGGTTCGTAGATATGGTCCGTTTGCTTTTAGCTTATGCGGACTTTCTTGGCTACGAAGTTACTTTTGGTGATTGTTATCGTGACGCTCGCTGTAAGTATGGGCACCCTAGAAGCTTGCACAAGACTCGCAGGGCTATTGACTTGAACCTGTTTAAGGACGGTAAGTATCTTCAAGGCAAGAAAGCACGAGCAGCACATGCCAAGCTTCATGATTTTTGGGACCTTATCGGCGGGAACAAACGTATCGAAGATGATATGAATCACTACAGTTACTCGGAAGGCGGAGGCGTCCGCTGATGGCTGAAAGAAAACTAGAACAAGAGTTTGATTCAATGTCCGAACGTCTTGCCCGGATCGAGCAGAGCCAGATCCATTTGGCGAATCAGCTTGATAAAGTCGTTACGCTCCTTGATCGAATGGTAAGAGTCGAGGAGCATATTGAAGAGCATAAAGAGTCAATGCAGCGGCTGTTCAAGCGGCTAGAGCGGGCAGAGACTCGGATTGCGGAGCAAGAGAAAGAGCTTGCTCGATGGCATACCGGGAAAAAGATTTTCATTTGGGTGATTGGGACTGCAATCTCAATCGGCGGTTTGGTTTTGGCTCTTTCGGCAAGTGGCGCTCTGGGTAAGTGAGACGAGCGGCGTTCTTCGAGTTATTGACGGAGAACCAGAAGAGTTACCCGAGTATCGGGTTCTTGGAGCTTTAGCTTTCCACGGAGACGTCGTCCTTATTGAAGGACTGCATGGAAAGGCTAAACTTTGTGAAGTAAAGCAGTTTTACTTGATGATGCGGGAACGTGGGTATCGGTGGCTTTTGGCACGGAGAGTTGGAAACCACCGGCTTCCCTGGGCAAGGAAGATTGAACGAGAAGGAGCTTTTCAAGGTTGGCACGAGGTCGATTTAAATGAAGTACCTGATTGAACGGCTTAGTGAGCCATCGACTTACGGAAGTCTTGCTGGACTTGCGCTGCTGTTTGGTGTTCCGCAAGAGATTTTCAACGAGTACGTAAAGGCAATCGCTGGTGTGTTTTTCTTTGTACAAGCGCTTGCGCCGGAGAAAGGAACCAAGAAATGAAAGTCCTGGCCTATAAAGGAATTAGTTTAATCAGCAAAGCCATTCGTTGGCAAACGCGCTCCGAGTTCTCGCACATTGCTGTGGAGTTGAACGATGGCTCTGTTGTAGAGGCATGGCACAAAGGAGGAGTGGTACACTCTGGATCGTTCCGTGCTCTCCACACTCCAGGGACTGAGGTGGTAGTTTACGAATTTGATCCTGGACTGACCGAAGAACAGGAGCTCGCCCTTGAAAGATGGCTTCTTTCCCAAGTCGGGAAGAAGTATGATTTTCGCAGCGTGTTCCGGTTTCTTACTCGTCGCAAAGCTCCGGCGGATGACATGTGGTTTTGCTCTGAATACTTACTTACTGGTTGTATCAAGATACATAACCGGCTGCTTAATGGTAACCCTTCAGAGCAATCCCCACGAGATACCGTTATGAGCCCTAAGTTGAAGGCAGTAGATGTGAGGGTATGTTGATGTATCGTTATAGAGCCGAGGTTATTGACGTTTACGACGGTGATACGGTTACAGTAGATGTGGACCTTGGACTCTGTATTTGGGTACGACGACAAAAGATCAGACTTTACGGGATTGATGCTCCAGAACTGCGCGGAGAAGATCGAGGGATTGGAATCAAAGTTCGGGATTGGCTTCGTAATCGAATTGCAAACAAGCGCATTGTTCTGGAAACGATTAAAGACGAAAAAGGGAAATTTGGTCGCTGGTTAGGGAAGATCTGGATTGACGGTGTTTGTGTAAACGATGAGATGCTTGAACTTGGATTGGTGAAAGAATATGGAGATTGAATGGGATCGCAAGACTGAGTATCTGTGCGAAGAGACTGACCAGGTTCGTGTCTTCGCTACAGAGTATTTTAAGGACAATGAAATGGTTCGAAGGGACGTTCGTGTTGAAGTGAAAGAAGGCTTTCTTGTTGAAGACGAGGTGAAAAATGGCTAACACTGCTGGGATTTGTAATTCCTACAAAACCGATATGCTCACCGGGAAACACAATCTCGGCGGCACTGATGTATTCAAACTGGCGCTGTATGATCCTACTGCGACTATTGATCCTACTATTACGGCATATACGGCTACGGGCGAAGTAAGCAGTGCTGGTTACACTGCTGGTGGTGCAGCTGTAACGAATGGCACCCCGGCTTATGATGCTGTAAATGGTGCCGCGCACTGGACGCCCACTGCTGATGTGCAGTGGACTGGAGTGACGTTTTCTACTGATTGCGCTCTGCTCTACAACGACACTGATGCAGGTAAAGCGGCGATTGCAGTGTTTACGTTCACGTCGCAGACTGTGACGAATGGTACGTTTACTCTGCAGATGCCTGTTGATGATGGTGCTACTGGACTTATCAGGGTGGCGTAATGAAAAAGGTTCTGTTGATTCTTCCTTTTCTTGGTGGTTGTGCTGCTATGGGCGGCGGAGCTGATTACAAATACACGCACATTGACAAGAACGGCGCTAGTTGCGAGATCATCGTCGGTAGCACTCGTTCTCTGTCTGGTGTGTCGATCACTATCGATGACAAGTGCCAACTGACGGCGGATGCGGAGTCGGCTACTGCCAACCGCAAGATGCTGGAGGTAATGGGTAAAGCGCTCGACAAGATTCCGGCATTGCCGGTAGGAGGTATGTAATGCCTTTACAACCTGTTCCTATTCCCCAGCACTATAGCGCTGATGT